GGGATGACCTACGGCGAAGCGCTGGAGGCCAAGCGTAAGAGCGGCGTGGCGTGGATGTACGAGCAACTGAGCCGGGGCAACACCATGGACCTCAGCAAGAGAGCGCACGAGCGCCCAGGGCTTCCCCAGAAGGCGGCGGCACGTCGGCTCTTCGAACTGGGTCACATCCAAGTCCTGCCAGCGTGGGTCGAGCAGCAACGCGACCTTTCCACGAAGCCTGAGACCTGCCCGCAGTGCGCGCGCCGGTGTGAGCCGGGGGCGGTGTCCTGCACGAATCCGGGTTGCGGCGGGATGCGCGGACCCTACGTGCTGGACCCGAAGAAAGCCTACGAGATCGGCGCCATCACGGAAGCGGATGAGTCGCTGGAGCGTTTGTCTCGCGGGACTCTGAAAGAAATGGGCATCTCAGACTATGTGGCCGAGTCCTGCGAGGAGAAGGCGGCGCGTTTGAAGCAGGGCGGAATCAAGCCCAAGAGCCTGAGCGCCATGCGTCTCTTGGATGCAGAAGACCAGTATCGTTCCATCGACGCCACACGGACGGGCACGGCGATTGCCACAGCGGTTGCAGAAGCTGTCGCGGCTGGCGGGAAGAAGAAAGCCGACAAACCAGAAAAGGAGCAGTAGCCCCGCGCAATGCTACTCTGAAGCACACGAGGGGTATGCTCAATGGCAGTTCTGAGTGTTGGCCAGATTGTTCATCGTGTCGGGGTCATGCTGGACGATCCGGCCAATGCTCGATTCTCCGAAGCCTACATCATGCCGTTCATCGACCAGGAGAACGAGTCTTTTGAGATCACACTTGAAAGGCTAGGAATCCAGCAGCAGGAACAGATTGCCATCATTGATTTGCCCTCTGCGACACCAAGCTCCGATGGGAGCTGCCCGCCAGTTGATCTAGCTCCGCTGTTCGCCCCCGGAAGGCCGCTCGAATGGTTCCTGCGCCCCAAGCGAATCGACTGGAAGCTCCAGAGCCAGCCCGACACGGCCTACATCCAGTCTGACCCGGTGAACGAACTCGATGACGTTCAGATCGGCAACATCGGACCCTACCAATATCGCTGGGCTCAAGGATCGATTCAGTTGGTCCCAAATTACACGGCAGTCCGTCTGCGCATATACTTTTTTGCCTTGTCAACAGATATTTATGATGATGCGCAAACAGCCCCATCGATCATGCGCGGCGTCGGGTACATTCTCGCCCGACAGGTGGCTCTGGAGATCGCATCGCTCAACAACAATATGGGCAAGCTCGTTCCCCGCCTCGAAAAGAGCCTGTCGCGGGACAAGCAGAATCTATGCAATTTGCTGGTGATGACGGCTCAAGCGCAGGAAATTCACTTCCGCGGGACTCGGCGCGGCGCGGCCTATCCAATTTCCGCTGGTGGTAAGCCATTTGCCTGATAATTCGGCCATAATGCTACTCTTTCATTCGTCGGCAGATAGTCGGCGCGTCTGGGGATTCCACCCAGGAAAAGGAGCTTCATCATGGCACTCGCACTTTCAACTCAGGTCTGCAACCACAAACTGCGCACCAAGGAAATCTACATCAGCGCCCAGGCATCCGGCTCCTACACGCCGGGTGGAGATCCGATAAACCTCAACAACGTCAAGCAAACGCTTGGCCAGTCTGCTGATGACGGAATCGGTTATCCGGGCAACATCAAGGACTACAGCGTTGTCAGCGCGCCGCCCGGATTCACTGCGAATCTCGTCAAGGGATCGAACCTTACGAACTGGGGGTTGCAGGTCTTCCAGACTGCTGCTGCAAGTCCTGACGGCGTCCCGCTCGGACTTGGGACGCTCTCGGCCGCGGGCACAAATTCGACCTATCTGAACACAGGACTATTCACCGTTGCCACAACTACGCCTCCCCCGCTGGGAGCGTTCATAGTCCTGTCAAACGGTGCAACCGCGAAGGGCATCTTCATGAACGGCGTGATGGTCCAAGTGACCGCCGTCGTGCCCGGCGTTTCCTACAGCTTCCAGTTTGGCCAGGGGCTTGCTCTCGCCTTCGCGTCTGCGGCTGACACGCTGAAGTGGCAGCAGGTTCAAGTATCCGCGGGAAATGTCGTGCAGGCTCAGCAACTCGCTGCTCCTGTAACCGGCGTGCTGGCAACGGCAAGCCTGTTGACCGTCACCCAGGCGAACAGTCTTCAGGCGGGACAGTTCGTCTATCTCGGCGGGACATTCAAAGCGGCCAGCTATTACGCCAGCGGCGCCATCGTACAGGTAGCCTCCGCAAGCGCGACCGGCTGGACGGCAAATTGGCAGGGAACCATCATCGCACAGACCTCTAGCGAAGTGGCAACTTCCTCCTTGCTGGTCACCAACGGCAACGCGCCGGTTTCAGCTTATCCGCAGACCACCGCGCCGACGGCACTGATTACCAACTCTCTGGCAGTGGCGGCGGCCGCGAATGCAACAGGACTCTTCACGTTGACAGCTCTCCAGAACTTCCAGGCCGGAATGCTGATTGTGACGCAGGGCTTGGGCGTCAACACAACGGCAAATGGCAGCATCGCCACGGTGATTTCGACAGGACTCACCCAAGCACTCATCAAGGCGAATGGCTGGACGGTCATCCAGAATACCCAGGCTGAGACAGCGGGGTATTCTTCGGTGCTCGTCTCTGGGGCACCGGTGAGTCCAACAGGTGAATTACCGGCTGCTCCGTATCCTGCGAGCGCTCTGGCTGCTCCGTTTGTCTTCATGGTCGAAGGCCCTAAAGGTCAACTGTAACCCGATTGATCTAAGGGGGAAGCCATCAATTTCGAGGGGTCCAAGTCGATCGCCATTCCTCGGTACGGTTCATCGTGCCAGTGGGACGATGAAGTCCTGCTCCCGCTTGGCCTGGCCCGTGTTTCTCGCAATCAGAGATTCACGGCCCAGTCCACGGCGACCAGATTCGGTCATTCCACCCAGCTCAGATTTGGCCACAACAACTCACTGACCGGCGGCGGCCTCTTGCGTTATCTGGCCGCCCAGCCGGGAACTCTCAATTTGCAAGCCGTCGAGACCATCCTACTTTTTGCCTATGACGCGGTAGGGGGGAAAGTATGGTCCTGCCCACCGTTTATTCAGGCAGCCCAGCAATTGCTGAACACTGCTGGATTCACTGCAAACTCAGGAATCACGGTTCCGACAGGACTTAACCCGGTGATGAAGCAGGCCTTCAATAACTTTTTCATCACCTTGACTGACCTTCTCTTGCCAAAAGGGCCGGCGCTGGTCTACAACTCCAGCGATGCAACTTTGTATCCTGCCTCTGATCTTCCCTTCGCCGCGCCGTGGAATCCAGGAACCAATTATCGTGTCGGTCAAGTGGTCTCGCCGTCCGAGTTCCAGACCTTCGGCCAGACAAATGGACAGGGAGCTTGGGTTGAAATTCAGACCGGCTACCTCTACCAATGCACGACAGCGGGAACCAGTGGCGCGGCCGGCGCGCAGCCAACATGGCCCAAAACCTTCAATGGAACGGTGACCGACAATACTGTCACTTGGACCGAATGCACCCCGATCTTCATCTCTGGACTTCCCGATGCCTTGGCGCCGACATTCTCCACAACAACCATTGATGCAGGCTCACCTATCATTCCGGGCGCAACAGTCTATCTAGCGGTCACGTTGCTCAATACGGTAGGTGAAGGAATCAATAGCCTAATCAACGTGCAAGGTGTTCTAGATTCAACAAAAGTCTTAACTTGGATCAACAATACAGGACTGACAGTAGATCTCACTGTGGCGATGCCGGCCATTCAAAGCTACCTTCAGACTTCTGGAAGTCTGGGCGCAACTTACGGCGCCACGCATTTGAACCTCTACGCCTTCATTGATCCGACATCCACGGCTGATTCATCTTCGATTATTGACCCGAGCTACTATGCGCTCGTAAACTCTTCTCCAGTCCTGCCAAGCGCGACAGTGACCCTCTCGGCTTATCCAACCCTTACGCAGATGCCCACAGCCTCCACGGCGGCCACGACAGCCACCGTGGGAAACGTGGATACCGGCGTTCGTTATCTGGTGCCTTTTTTTCAGACCCAAACGCTGTATCAGACAGGATTCTCAAACTCGGCCGCCATCGCGGTGAACGTTTCTCAGACCGGCTGGCCGATTCAATGCCTGCGACTTCCCCTTGGACCCTACAACTGCCAAGCACGCATCGTTGCCGCGACGGTCAGCGGCGCGAGTGCAGCGGGACCGTACACATGGATTTCTCAAGCAGACATTGAAAGCCCAGGTTTCAATCAACCTAATATCGCCATCACTTCCACTATGGTCGAAGACAACACCAGCACGACGGCGCTCTTCAACTTCACCGATACATATCTGCCGGGCGCAACGACTGTGACCAACTTTTTCGACAAAATTCAGATTCCTCCATGCGTGGACGTTTACTTTGCAAAGAGCTTGCAGCGCAACGTCTACACCGGAGTTGTGGGTTACCAAAGCGGTCATCTTTTTTCAGACATCAGCGACCCGGAGACAGTGCGCGTGCCGGGCGGAAACTTCCAAGTTTCAGAGAACGACGGCGACAGGACTGTCTGCTACCGGGAGATTCGCGGCATTGGATATTCGTTCAAAGAAAACTCCGGCTTTGCAGTGGAAAACAACGGTGGAGACCCGTCAACATGGTCACCGCGGCAAGTGTGGGGAGGTAATGGTCCTGTCGGGCCATCGGCCATTGATATTGCCGGGCAGGACGATTCAGAGTTTGCAATATGGGCACATCGAAGCGGAGTCTATCTCTTCGCTGGAAATGCACCAAAACTCATCAGCCGTGAGCAGGAGGACGCCTGGAACACGATCAATTGGGACTACGGCCATATCATCAAAGTTCGCATCGATCACGTCCGCCGGATGGTTCACATCCTCGCTCCCATCAACGGCTCGACTACCTGCAATGTCCGTTTTGTGATGAACTACTATTTTGGAATGAGCGATCCTGTCGTATTCGTCCAACGGCGCGGAATGCTTGTTCCAAACGTCGAAGGACGAAAATGGTCGCAGGACGATTTGCTTTTCAATGATGCTCTATACATCCCACAGAAAAGCAAGGACGCTGTCCAGCTCACCGGAGTAAATGTTAAGAACCAGATGCTCTTCTTTGCCGCTGATGGCTCCATCAAAAACATGGTCGATAACCAGTATTATGACGAAGCCTACGACGGGACTCAAGTTGGCTACTTCTCGAATTGGATTGGAGTGCTTGGCGATAATCCAGGCTTGACTGCCAACAAACTCATCGGTGCGCAGATGTGGGGTACAGGAAACGGACTCTGGAATGTGACCGCTTACGATGACCAAGACAACGCCTATGTGCTTGGTGGGCCCTTCTACCCAATTCTCTTGACACCAGGCCAGCGTACTCAAATCAACATCCCGATGCAGGTTCAGGGAGCGCCATCTTATTCGACGCGCTGGGCCGTTGGGATGGATAATGGAGGAGTGCCGGGCGCGTGGTGGATGGTCTATAAGTCAAATTTGATGGTCATTCCAACATGGCCAGGCAATCCGGGGTAGACAATGGCAGGACCAACCATCTCGCAGCAGAAGATTCTCTCAGCCTCTCAGGGAGACTCTGCCAGTTTGCGAGAAGTCTTGCAACAGATGTCCCAGGTTCACTCTCAAACCCAAACGGTCATTGGCACAACGCCAACTCAGGGAACGACCGGGCAGCCGAATCGATATGCCGCCGTCCCTCCTCAAGCAACTGTTTCAGTCAGTTTGCTAGATGGAAGCTGGATAATCCAGATCGTGAACCCAGGAGCTACTTCAGCTATCAGCCAGATTCAGGCCGCGCAGAATGCAGCAAGTGTGAATAGTGCCACGAAGCAAGGAATCAGCGGAGAGCAAGGGTTTATCGACTTTGCGATTCTAAGTCTTCTTTAGGAGTTCATCTGATGAGTTCTCAACTGCAAGCAGTCAAGACCGTCTACCACCAGATCAGAGCTTCCACGAGTCCTGCGTTCAATGTGAACTCCAACACACAGACCTTTGGTGGTAACACTGGCTCAACGCAAACTTACTGGACTCTGACAGGACTCGGCAGCGGTAAGTGGTATTTCCAGATTCGTTCCAGTTATGACGGCATAAACTTTAACCAATGGAAGAACATCAACCCCGGCTCTACTAACTCAGAAAATCTTGTAACCGTCGAAGCTGCAACAAACTGCGCATGGGCAGTCTTTGATCTTCCCGGTGAGCAGACATTCGCAGTAGGCGAAGGATTCGGCGCGGACGGTGCTGGCTTTGGCCTTCCAACTGGTGTCTACAGTTCTGCGATGGCGACTATCGTAGGTCCGAATGGCTTCTCAACCGTTCCTCCACAAGTCAGCAATATCATCGAAAGTGACGTGACCGTTCAAACGCCAACTGGGCTTACCAGTTCGTCATCGAACATTGCTGACTATCCTCCGCAGATCAACATGAAATATGGGAATCGGAGTTATCCGCAAAGTGCTTACAGTGGAAATGCGAATCTTTTTGCGATAGCTTTCGACTCGGCAGGCCAGAATGTCACCGTCTACGACAGCACGGATGGCGTTTCTTCGTGGGCAGTCTTCAAATTGCCCGGTGGCGCGCTGTTGGCGATTGGCGCAGGACAAGCGGCAGACGGAGATTCCATCTACGTTCCGACCGAAACACCATGGATCACAGCGTCGAACCTGCTCTCGATTGTGAGCGTGGCGGGTGGAGGCGGCAATGCAACCGGGCGCGGCGCGGGGGGCATCAATGCAGCACAGCTTTCCGGCCTGACAATGCAGGCGAGTTACAGGAACTACGACTCTTCGGATACATGGTCAGGAGTCGGAAATTGGTTGGCGGTTTCTTGGACACCCGGCCTCACAACATCCGCTGTCACTGCGGGCGAATTCCTGATCTTGAATCTCGCTGATGGCAACCAGATCGCTTTTGGCGCCGGCGCGAATCTTACGTCTGGGGGTTCTTTCGGGCTGCCAACAGGATTCACAACAGATCAGATGGCGGCCATAGTCACCCCGGCCAGTTTCACGAACAATGGAGACAATTGCCTCCATGCCGTAGCTGCGTGCAATATCCCCCAAGGTTCCACCGTCAACCTCGAGTACATCGACGGCTCAGGAAACAACTGGAGCGGTGGAGTGAACTGGTTTGCCTTTTGCTGGCGTGACGCTGTTACCACGAGTCCTGCCGGGTCGGGCATCGCTGTCACCATCAACCCGTCCCAACTCAATCTCCTAGATAATGCCACGTTCACTTTTATTGCGACAGTGACAGGGACTGGCACAACAACGGTCACTTGGTCAGTGGATGGGGTTGTCGGCGGTAATTCCACGACTGGCACAATCACCTCCGCAGGACTCTACACCGCTCCCAATACTCCGGGAACCCATCAGATCACCGCAGTCAGTACGGTGGATGCAACCCGCGTAGGATTCGCGGTGGCCAAAGTGTCTGCAATCCCAGGGAGTGGAGTCATCGTCCAAAGCACACCGCCGTCCGGGACTTCGTATCTTGGCGCGCAGGTGTACGACACGACAAACAACTTCCTCTACACGTACACGGCTTCGGGGTGGGTTGTTTCAAATTCGGCGGTCACCGTTCAAACGACCGCGCCAACCGGCTCCTCATACATCGGCGCTCAGGTATTCGATTCCACAACCTCAACCCTCTACATTTACACTTCAACTGGATGGGTGGTGGCATAAAAATGGACGCGGGCTTCTGGAAGAATTACCGGCGCACAACAGGAAAACTGACATGGCGCCTCGCCACGTCTGATGACTTGCCGCGGATTCGCAAGATGAGGAACGCGACCGAACGGTTCCTTCGTCAGAAGCAGAGCCAGATCGGGCTTTTCAGTCCTCCAGTCCTGTTGACGCTTGTGGCCGAAAACGAGCAGGGAAATATCGTGGATGCAGCCTACGTTCAGGCGGTTGTCGAACTCTGCAAGATCACCTGCAATGATGTGGGATTCGAGGAAACAGCAGGACTCGCAGAAGACATTTTCACATGGCTCCGGGGAATCGGCTTCAAGCAGGCCATCATCAACACAAACCACGGCCTTCGAGAGCGAATGAGGCCCATTTTAGAAAAGGTGGGCTTCAAGTGCGAAGATGATACGTTTTCCCGCTGGACCAAGCATTTCTGACTTGCATGGTACTCTTTCCTTCGATAGGGAGAGTCCATGTCGAGCGCAGCCGGAAATCAAGCAGCAACCGAGAATGCCGCAGCCGCCACAAGCAAAGATAATGCGTCTAATGCCCTTTCGGCATACAACAACGACATCAGCGAATACATGGGGAATGTCAACTCGGCCCTTTCCCAAGGGAATCCCTATCAATCGAAAGATTATCTGACCCAGCAAAATATCGACACTTCTGGCGCCATGAATTCCGAAAATAATGCGAATCAGCAAGCCCTTGGATCGACCGTGGCCAAGACAGGAACCAACTCGGCTGCACTGGCCAATACTATTTCTTCCAGCAAACGCGAGGGCCAGCGAGATTTGACCCAGTACAACGCGGGCCGAGATACTTCCAACGAACACGCATGGCAGAGTGAGAAGCAGGGACTTCTTCAGGACGAATTGGGAGGCACAAATTCTGAGGCAGGCGTTTATGGTTCCTCACTCAACAGCGAAGATAGCCTCTATGGAACAGCACAGTCCGGCGAGAATGCGCAGACCCAAGCGAACAACGCTGCAACCTTTGGACCGTTCTATCACGGATAATTTCAGGAGTGTCAAATGGGGATTTTCAATCAGGGCGAAGAAGACGAGGATGCTCCCCAGAGCAATGCTCCAGACTTCTCTGGACGAGAGCCAGAGCCAGTTGATCCAGACTCTGAAAAAGATACGCCGAGTCCTGTCGAACAGGGTGCGCAACAGGACACGTCTGCGGCATATCAATCCCCCTACTTCACCCAATCCGATCAAGGCCCAAAGGATACGAGTCCTGCCGACGACTACAGCCAGCCAGCACCTGGCGCGCAACAGGACCAGACCGCGCCAGCCGGCGGCGATGAATCAGCCAGCAATCCCTATAGTAAGCCGGTCACGCCGCCCACCTATGGGAAGTTGCAACCCTATGCCGACAGGAGCCTCTACCAGCAGAACGTGCAGTCTCAGGCCGCCAAAGAAGCTGGCGAGAACGTCAAGCCGAGCGTGGCCCGCAAGATCGGCGCTATCCTGTTGGCGATCGCCGAGGCGCGCGCGTCGGGCGATATTGGCAAGGCCGTCAAGGTGGGACAGGACTTCAACAACGCTCCCCGCGCGAATGCAGAGGCCCGCTGGCAGCAGCAGGAGCGTCCGTTGGTCGCCCAGGGCAATGCTCTCAACTCGCAGGACGCCGCAACGGCAAGGGCCAACCAGGGAGTTGTGGCGAACAATCGGCAACTGGAGCAGAATTACAGGACACAGGTTGTACAAAATTACGATCAAGGAAGAGTGGCGAATGCAAATGCCACAGCCCAAGCTAAACGTAACAAGATCACACAATTCACGCCCGATAATCCGAGCGACCCGTATGCTGGTGGGACGGGCGTAACCGCCGATGGCAGGATTCAAAAGGGAGTCGCACCCCCAGACGCATGGGTACAGCGTTGGATCAAGACTCCCCAAGGACAGCAAGCAACTCAGCAAATGACGTTGCAGCAGCGCGGGGCGGCGGCGGACCAGATTGGACTGAATGGACGGGACCGGCAATACTTCCTCGCCAATGGAAAACTGGCACAGCCGACAGAGCGCACGACCATCTCAATCCGCGAGAACCCGGATGGGAGTCCTGTCGCGCCGGGCGCGGGGCGCGCTGGAGCTGGCACATCAGCGCAAGACCGTCTCATCATCAAAGCGAAGAACGATGCGATGACAAACGCTCAAACAGCCATGGCGAATGAAACCATGACTGCCGAACAAGCGCGCAAAGCAATGCAGGATGCGCAAGACAACTTTGAGGAGACGATCGGCAACAGGACCGGCCAAGCGCAGCCCCATCACGTCATCGACGACAAGTTCAACTGGAGCGTGGAGCCGGTGGCGAGTCCTGCCGCAAGTGCCGCACAAGCGCCTGTACAACAGCCGCGCGCCGCTGCGCCGCCGCAGGCCTTCCAATATAAAGGGCAGACCTTCACGCCCGGTCAGACCGTCATGGTCA